CTAGAAAGTTTTCGATGTTAGCTTTTAGCTGCGTATAATTCATAGCCCATTACCCCATGTTCCGTTACCCCAAGCATTGTTACCCCAACCCACTGCGACATCTACAGACGTTCCATCACCTATTGCACCTGTACCAGCCAAGCCTGTTTCGCTTATTTCAGCTTCTGCCACTTCGCTTCCTGTTGTGCCTACACCGCCAAGACCAGTGACTGGGCCAACAATAATATTGAAGTCACTGCCAGCCCCAGTACCGATAACATGAACAGATCCAGTACCAGCAACGCCAGAAACGTCTATTTCAGACACGGCTGTTTCTGTGCCTATTGCGCCTGTTCCAGCAACGCCTGTTGGGTTTAGTATGCTTTCAATAACTTGCAGATTAACTGCGCCTGTTCCAGCAACACCTGTCTCTGTGATTTCTGCCTCTGGAACTTCAGTTCCAATAGCGCCTGTGCCAGCCACGCCATCCGTAGTAGTAGCCGTGGCAAATACACCAAGAGCGCCTGTGCCGATCACACTGGTGACGTTTACATCTGTTGATATGATAACTTGATAATTACCAATCGCCCCTGTGCCAACTGCTGGGTTGATAGCTGGGTTTGGATAAACAGTACCCACAGCGCCTGTACCAGCCACACCAGTGACCGAAACGTCCATTTCTATCACAGACCCATGCGAAACCACTCCAAGGCCGTGTACGCCCACTGGAGGGCGATCTTAGACAGGCGTAAAGATGTCGAAGTTGTATCCTATAAATACCTCTGCATTTTCAGGATCATTATCTGGACGCGGATTAAAAAGTGCTGTTGCATCAACAACATTTTTAGCTGGTGTTAGCTGTGGTTGTTTTGGCTCCCAGTCATCTGGAGATACGCGCAATCCATCCCAAGTTGTCCTAAGTTCCGTATATGGAACCTTTAGGCCACCTCTGTCGCTTATCGCTTGGGATTTTTTACCTCTTGCGTATTTTGCCATTAATATAAATTCAGCGCAGTGGGCTGAACCCTCAGAGATACACCGTCATTATCTGAAGCTGCTGCAAAACTAAATGCACGTTCATACATTTCGTTTAACATTGTGAACTTTTCAATTGCGAATTTCATTGCCAATTTGCTTGCCAGCCCAGCGCAAATGCATTCGTTCCAGCGATATGGAATGTCTGGATCTTGATTAGATGCAGTAACATCTTCAAGCTGCCTGATTGCCCAGTAAACCATGCTATATGTTGTTCTGTCTGGAACTTGCCAAAAATATGCAACAGGCGTGTATTGCTTGTCGAGCATATACTGGCTTGGCTTGCCGCTAGAATCTTTGTTTGGCAGTTGGTTATAATCAGAAATAGATACGCGATTAATCATTTGATCAGAAGTATCTGTGCCAGAGCTGTCACGCACAACTGCGCTTATGATGTCGATTGTTCCTGCTGGCAGTGTGTAAGACGCTGTGCCGTTCACCAGTGTGAGTGTTTGCTGTTCTACTGCCCAGTAGTTGATACCTCTGTTTGCCCACTCAGCGAAGAGTAGGTTAAGGCTGCGCCGTGCAGACACAGCCTTATCACCAGTTTGAGTTTGGGTATCAATACCGCAACGCTCGAATGCTTCAGTTATGATTTCTTCAACATTTGGTTGAAACGCTACGGTTCCTGAAGTTGCCATTGAAAACTCCTAGTATTCTTTGATGACCCTTAGAACCAATTGATATGAGTCTCCTACTGCCCCAGCTCCATCAGTTGTAAAAAGAACATCCCCAGTTGGGTTTGTTCCATACGACTTGGTTGAAGGAAGGCCACCGAACCTTGAGAAATCGTGATATCCAATATCATCATCTCCAATGTTCATCATAATGATGTCTGTATCAGCGTCAGCTAATACGCGCACCGTCATGCTTTTAATGACCCACCATCCTTCGATGATGCGAACAGCGACACAAGGCTCGCCATTCGCGTTGGGAGCAAGTGTAGAAACATCAATCTTGAGAACAGCACTTTCGTCGCCAGTATCAACGTATTGATATTGGAAAGCGAAGACTGCCTCTCTGGTGCTATCACTTAGCTTCTTTACTGAGGAAATATCAGCCATTGGCCTTCCTCCTTATGAAAGATTGTTGTTCTGCAAGTACATCACAGTTACTGTTGCCGCACCAGCAGCTCCATCTCCATTAGCGCCTGTAAAGTCAGCCAGAACCTGAAGGTCGGTTGTGCCAACGTCAGTTGCCTCTGTGTCCAGAGTTCCGCGTGTTGTGCCAACTGCTTTTACGTTTTGACCATCGATGAATGCGTTACCATCATCAGCAGTACCAACAGAAACTGTGGCCGCTCCTGTGTCATCGTTTGCAGTTGTGACGTTTAGAATAACGTCAATAATCTGTGAGTTTGCAGGAACTGTTGCACAAACTTGGTTTAGGTGGCTTGCTCCTGTGATATCGATCACAACAGATTGAGCCATAACTGCAAAACCAACATTGACTACGTTTTCGCCAACAGTAGTGCCAGTTGTTGCTTTGATTGTTCCAGCCTTAATTGGTCCAGAAAAAGTTGAAGTAGCCATGTTGATCTCCTGTCTTGGCTATTGTCAGTCGCCCAATGCGACTGTCAGGGATATTTGGAGACTACAGCAAGTTTGTTAAAAAAGAAAGAGGCGATCCGAAGACCGCCCCTGTTTAGTTAAAATGCTGCTTCGTAGCCAGCTTCTACTGGGCAATTATAGCCGCCTAAATTATCGTAACGCTCTTCAGCATAACGCAACGCTGCGAGTTCTGCTTCTTGCTCATATATGTATGCGTCTTTCTCACCTTCCCACTGAGCTGCGTATTCTTCACGATCTGCGATTGCCTCACGAATTGCTTTAAACATATCTTCGCGGCTTGCATAACGTAACTCAACTTCGTTGTTTGCTTCGTCTGCGCGTAGTGTGCATACCCATGATTTTTCCATTGGAAAGTTTGAAACCATACCCATGTTGCGTTCTGTGCCATCATGTAGCTCCATCAAAATATCCCACGCTGGTACACCTTTACCGCAACGAACAGCACGAAGTTTGAAGCTGTCGATATAACTCTGACGATCAATCACAGCTTGCTTTTCGTCTTCAGTTTCTTTGAATTTGCGGATCAAATCACGCGCAGCTTTGACTGCTTTATAAGTAGAGCAATCACCATCCCAGTTTTCTTCTGGATAAATTTCGTGGAATCCTTCTGCTAAAACGTCATCTAATGCGCGTTCCATGTCGTTTAGGTTATATAGATTTGTGTTTGTCATTTCTTTTTCCTCTCTCTCTACAATATTAATATATGACAAGTGTCACGAATTACAATGGGCAACAACAAAGTTTTTTTAAAAAAGAAAGAGGCGATCCGAAGACCGCCTCAATCAAACCCAACAGAGAGGAGAAGTTAGGTAATTAAGCTGCGCCTTGTGATCCGAAGACCCCACGCCAGTCAGTAGCACCGAAGCTGTAACGCTCACGCACTTTGTAGCGCACGTTGCCAGTTTCGAAGTCACCTTCCATGCCTTTTTTCATAGGCGAGCGTTGGAACATTTTCAGTCCATCAGGAATATCCGTTTGGACAAACCACTGGTCGCTGTCTGTTAGACGGCGCATAATGTGGTAACCTTTTGGAAGGTAACCGCCATTGCGGATCGCGTTGATGTCATTGTCAGCCGTGCCAACACGCAGTTGTGATTCGAGCAGACGCTCTGCAACAAAAGTGTAAGCTGTTGGAATAACCAACTGCGTACCCTGCGCTGCAACGCGAAGACCGCGATCATCTTTCATGTCAGCAATCTGAATAAGGATTGCTTCAAGTGACACTTCAGACAAATCAGCCGCTGTTGCTAGAATGTTAGACTGGTTACCGTTTTGGGTTGGATGTGATGCACTCAAAAGAGGTGCGCCGTCACCACCGTTAACAGTTGTCGCGGTATTCAAAATGTTAGCTGCTTTGATCTCTTTAGTAGAGGCCATTGAGCGAGCCAACGCTTTTGTATAGCGAGAAGCAATCGAACCATACTGGCCGTCTTCTTCAGCTTCTTCAGTGATTGAGAAAGCCAAAGCGATTGTTTCGTGCTGATAACGCGCAGTCCACTGCTGAGAGGCTGCGTCATACG